AAAAGGGAGGAATGACCTTGGTTGATAAAAAGACGATCAGCGAACACGGTTTAATCCAGACTCTCAAAATATATCTTGACTCACTCGACGATAAGAGCTACGAGCAGAAAATTCAAAGTGATCCGTTTCTCCGCGATATGGTGAAAGCGGCCAATTACGAAAGAAAAAAATAATATCACGGGGCCGTCGCGCCCACCGAAAAGGAAAAGCGAGGGATGTGCAACATCTCGACGGTTGGCACCCGTCCGGCTCCGCCAATATCGAAAGAAAGGGTGAACATTATGCTTAAATTTATAATCCATGGTAAAGCACAGCCGCAGGAAAGACCCGGGCTCGATACTCGCGGACTCTTCCCGCGCTTCTTCGATCGGGATAAAACCGCAGTTTACAAGCAGCAGATAAAAATTGCGGCTTTTGAAGCGCTTAACAGGCAATGGCCGAAGTGGCCCGGGCCTTTAAATCTTTCGGTACGTGAATACAGGGCGATTCCTTCGTCCTGGTCGCAGAAGAAAAGAACCGCCGCGCTTAAAGGCGAGATCAGGCCAACGACAAGGTGTGACCTTAAAAATTTAATTTGGCTCGTCGAGGATTCTTTAAACAAACTCGCTTTCGTGGACGACTCGCAGATCGTAAGTTATGAAGGCTCCGGTAAATTTTATTCGACCATCCCCTGCCTGGAGGTAATCGTTACAAGGCTATGAAAAGAAAGAAGGGTGTACGTATATGACCGCAAAACATCGCGCTTTGATAGTGCCGCCGTCAAGGCAAAAACAAATAATGAACATCATCCATCAAAAATACTGGTGCCTGATATCGTCGCTGTGCCGCAAATATAAAAACTATTTCGTACGCTATCACGACATTGATGACGTAATCCACGATACATACATGGGCGTCTGTAAAAACTTCTTCTACCAGTATAACTATTACAAAGTAAAAGACGTGCCTATCGTTATAGCATGCATAATCCAGCAGCTTCATTCCCGGTTTATCAAGCCATCTCAGATCACCAAAAGCAATTTCGATAATAATATTTCCAGTTTGGACGAAGGCGGCATGAAGTTCAACCGGTTAACTAATTTTCAATCGCCGTCGCTCGAATCTCAGATCATCGTTAAAAGCTGCGCCGAATTAATAATCGATTTCATTTTAGCATTTCAACCGCAAACATTTCACGTCCGGATTAAAAACGTTACGCTTTTTCTTAAATATTATTTTCTTTCGTCTTTCCATTCACGCAAAGACAGGACGCTTGAAGCTATCGTCGGCTCGTTAAACGATCTCGAGCCCAGAAACCGGCTCCGGCTTTATCGCGATTTTTACTGCGGCGAAGACGGCGTTAAATATGTTCCGCGTTTTTTTCATGCGGCCTGCGATTCGTTTCTGGTGCAGCTTCGAAAAAGGATATACTTATCCGGCCTATTGGATAGAATCGAGGAGTAAATTAGAAAGGGGTAAAAGTGCAGAGAAAACTCAGTAAAAAAAATATAAAATTTTTATATTTCGGCGATTCAAGTTTCTTCGACATGCTCGACATCCTCGGCGCCGAAAAAACGAAGCTCTTTATAAAAATCTGGGGCGGCACGACTCTAAAAGTGCCGATGATGAAAGACCTGCAGAATTGCGACAGCGACTATGAAATTTACTGCTATATCTTTCAGAACGTCCAAAAAGGAGTGCCGCTTCAAAGAGCCGCTGCCGAATGCGCCAATAAATTCAAACGTCGTGCCGATTACTGCATAAACACCTACCGCAACCTGCAAAAATTTTCCGAACAGATTAGCCTTCGAAAAGAGCAGATCAAAAAAATTTTAAATTTTTTTTAGAATTTTAAAACCATAATAATTTCAATGACTCCGGCCGAAAAGCGACCGGAGTTTTTTTATTTATTTTTGAATAAGTAGTCGTTTTTTTCGCGTTTAAAATTTTATTTTTTAATTAATGGTATCAGGTGATAAAAATGTCTGCAAAAAACATGAAGACCGGCTCAAAGCCTAAAAACAAAAAGGCCGGCGGCCGGAAAACTAAATATAACGACGAAGTGCTCGAGCAAATCAAGGCGTGGGCCCGCGACGGCCTCACCGAAAAGGAAATGTGCCGTAAAATTGGCATTGACGAAAGAACATTTACGAAATGGAAACACAAATATAGTCTATTGGTTCCAGCCTTAAAAGAGAACAAGGAAGCCGTAGACGACAGTGTTGAGGTTTCACTTCTGAAACGGGCCCGCGGGTATGATTACGATGAAGTAACCGAAATAGACGGACCGCTCGGCTTTACTCGCAAGGTGGTTAAAAAGCATGTACCGCCTTCCGAGGTCGCATGCTTCTTCTGGCTCCAGAACCGGCGCCGGGATAAGTGGCGAAAGAAACACGAAATAGACCTTAACGACAACGGCAACATGCAGGAGCTTATAAACGCGGTGAAGGGAATTTTTAATTCATGATCAGCTGGGGCAAGTTTTCAAAAAAAGCCGGCGACTTTATAAAAAATTCGAATGCATGGCTAAATATTCTTCATGGTTCGGTGCGCTCGTCGAAAACAGTAAATTGCACGGTACGCTGGATTTTCTACGTTCTCAACGACGCGCCCGCGGGTACGCTGGCCATGATCGGCAAAACCAGAACCTCGCTTCAGCGTAACGTGCTCGACGATCTCGCGGACACGGTCGGCGGCCGCTGCTTCCGCTGGATAAATAAGCCGGACGGTCTGTTCAGCCTGTTCGGCCGGAAGGTGTATGCCATCGGCGCCAACGATGAACGCGCCGAGGAAAAAATCAGGGGCGCGACGTTCGCCGGCGCATATTGCGACGAGGTGAGCCTTTATCCTAAAAGTTTCTGGGATATGCTTTTAACCCGTCTTTCGGCGCCGGGCGCAAAATGTTTTGTCAACACGAACCCCGATAGTCCCTACCACTGGTTCAACAAAAACGTTATTGAAAATACCGAACTGAAAGATAAAAAGGTTTGGCACTTCACAATGGGCGACAATCCGAACCTGAGCGCCGAATATATCGCTAAAATCAAAACTGCGTTTTCGGGCCTGTTCTATAAACGGTTCGTCGAGGGCTTGTGGGTGATCGCCGAGGGCGCCATATACGACATGTTCGACGAAAAGCGGCATATCGTCAAAGACTATAAACTGTTTCCGGAGGTTTACGACGCGCAGTATATCGGCGTCGACTACGGTACCACCAATCCGACAGCCTTCGTAAAGCTCGGTCAGAAGGGTGATAAATATTACATCGACAGCGAATACTATTATTCGAGCGCGGAAAGCGGCCGGCAGAAAACCGACGGCGAATACGCCGACGATCTAGTTGAATTTCTATCTGGCGATCAACTACCGGTCATCGTCGATCCGTCCGCGGCTTCGTTTATCGTCGAACTCCAGCGGCGCGGAGTGGACGTTCGCCACGCCGACAACTCCGTGCTCGATGGCATTAGAACCGTCGGTAACCTTCTGGCCGCCGATCGGCTTTTAATCTCAAAATACTGCTACAACGCCATCAAAGAAATGCAGTCCTATTCGTGGGACCCGAAGGCGCAGAAAAATGGCGAGGATAAACCGCTAAAAACAAACGACCATTGCGCAGACGCCATACGCTATGTCGTCGTTTACGCGTTCAATAACGAAGCAACGGGCGAATTTAAAAATGTGGAACCCGAAACTAAATTAGACCATAACGACCAGAATGTTGAAATCGAAACGTTCGGCGACTGGTAAAAATCATAGTAAAAATTGAAGGAGTGTTTTTATGTCAATGGTTTATGAATGTCAGGAGTGCAAAAAACTTCAGTCGGCCCTCAGCGAAAACGGCAACTGCATCGAGTGCGAAATGAAAGCCCGTCAATTCAAAATGCGCGACGCCAACATCAAAGTCAAACTTATCGAATGTGACGGCGATGTACGGCTCGTTTCGAAGCTGACCGGCGAAAAATCCGAATACGTCGAAGAAATAAAAAACAAAATGGAAATCAAACTGTTCGAAACGGTTTTTTACAGCTGCACCGCATGCGGCCGTAAAACCGATGTAATAGTTTCGCGCATGGGCCGCTCCGGCGTCTGTCAGACCTGCGCCGACCGGCTCGAACGCGGTTATACCTTAATCGACCAGGAGAACAAATATAAAGAACCAATAAACCATTTCAGTTCGACCGACATCACGCCGCGGCATGACGAAGCAAGGCCGCGCACGAAACAGGGTAAGAACAAAAAATAATAATGCAAAGGGGTTAAAACATCATGACGCCTATTGAAAATCAATCAAACTCAAAACCGTCTCAGGCCGTTCCGATAGTTGAATCGTTATCGCTGGCGCCTGAAAATGTAATGGCGGAAATGTCCTATTTCATCCTGCCGTCGCAAATTCGAATTTATCCGTACAATCCGGACGATCTCGTAATGAAAAAAGGCCTGTGTATTTACGACCGTATGAAAGATGACGAAGCGATTAAGATCGCGCTTCTTTTAAAGAAAACGGTCATGCTCGCTAAAACGTTTGAAATTCAGCCGGCTTCGCAGGACCCGGTCGACGTTAAAACGGCCGACTTCATTAAGTATGCTTTATTCGAGCAGCCAGAGGTCCCTTTCACCAATATACTCGAGCAAATGCTGACTGCCTTCGATTACGGTTATTCCGTTTCAGAAAAACTATTCGCTTATATCGAGGAAGGACCGTTTGCCGGCCTTATGGGATTGCGCGCTATCAAGACGCGCCCGCCACACGGTTTCGATTTTCAGATGGATGCATGGGGTGAGCTGGCTTTCGTTCGTCAGTTCCAGGGTACGGGATATTCGCAGGACCTGCCGGCCGATAAATTCGTAATTCATACCTACGGAAAACAGTTCGGCGGCCCCTATGGCATCGCAGATTGCCGGGCGGTTTACCGGCCGTGGTGGGCGAAGGATATAGTCCTGAAGTTTCTCGCCATACATCTCGAGCGTTACGGCACGCCGCTGGTCATCGCAAAGTATAAAGGCATTTTGAATCCAACCGAGAGAAAAGACCTGCAGACACTCGTTAAAAACATACTAACCGGCACGGGTTTTATAATCCCCGGTGATAAAGCCGAAATAGATAAACTTGAATTCGGCGAAGCGATCGGTTATATCGAAGCACTCGACCGCTACGATAAAATGATAACGCGCGGCATGCTGCTGCCGGACCAGCTGGGTTTCACGAACACACGCAGCGGTTCGTACTCGCTCGGACAGGAGCAGTTCGATTTCTTTTATATGATCCTGCAGAAGTTTCTCGACGATCTGCTTTTCGATATTGAAAAGCAGGTAATCAAGCCGCTTGTTAAATATAACTTCGGAAAGGTTAAACCGCCCAAATTAAAAGCGATATCACCGAAGGCCGAAGATATGGCGAAGCTGGCCGACATTTACGGCAAACTCACCGACTCCGGATACATGTCGCCGAATAATTTTGAAGATTTAAGCCATATCCGTCAGAAGTATGCGCTTCCTGAAATAAAAGACGCCGCCCGCGCCGATGCCATGGCGGCATCTACGGCAGCCGATGACGGCAATGTTGTTAAGCTGAGCATGAACGCTAAAGCCATCAATGCATCGATCGAACAGAATGAAAAGCTGTTTCAGCGAATCATCGCGCGCCTGCTGCCGGTTATTTCAAACGACGATTACAAAAAATTCACGAACGCATACCAGGGCGGCGACATCGAGGCGGCGTTAAAAACCATAGAAGGCTACGATCTCAACGGAGTAAAGGACGAATTAAAAAACGTGCTTAAAGAAAGATTTCTCGACGGACGGCGGGTAAAATAAATGGCGCGAATTATAGCGGAAGACGATGACTTTATTCCAAAAACCGTTTTAGACCGACTGGACCAGATGGCGGGCGACTTAACCGGCTCGCTGCTGAAGGACCTCGCCGGCCGGTTTAAAAACGAAATTGCCGATGGTATAAAAGGCGGCCTGACCTCAGTTCAGATCGGAAAAAACCTTCAGGCTAAGTACGGCGATTTCAAAAATAAAACCACACAATCGATAGTGGCGCGCACTCTGCTTCATGCCGCATATACGCAGGGCGCGATATACGATTCGCTTATGGACGAAGATATTGTCGCCTTCCGCTTTAGCAATCCGGCGGACTCCCGATCAACCAAAATTTGCGCGCATCTTGCCGGGAAGGTCATCGAAAAAAAAGACATTCACGAATATATTCCGCCGCTTCATTGGGGCTGTCGCTCCGTGCTGGTGCCGCTTTACTACAACGACGACATAGACCCGACGACGATTATAACCCCTAAAGTTAGAGATTCCGCCGAGTTTCGGAAAAACGTCACGAATAAACTCGATAAAAATTTTACCGAGTTCACGACGATGAATTTAAAGAAGGCCGTCGAAGAAACCGAAGAAGCGCGGATGCCGAAAGCGACCGAAGAAATTCAAAAACAAACGGCCGCGACGCTCGATCATCTTCAGACCATTCTCGCCGGCGAAACCCTGCCGCGTAATGATTCCGAATCCGCCGATTTCGTGGTACGCGAAGCGATGCTCGAGACGCTGCGGCGAACGATGCCGGAAGAAAAAAACATAAAGCGGACAAAGGATTATCTAAAGACCGATGCCGCGCTCAATAAAATTTACGAGGCATATAAAAATAAAGATCTGAAGGGCGAACTGCTGAAACATAACGCCTACGATATTGCGCGCGCCGTAGAAAAGGCCGGGGCGCGCATATTCGATAACGAAGCCGTTAAGGCGTTTAAAGCGGAAAGCGTTGAGGACAAAAGCCTCGACCTTTACCTCAATGAATTAGGTGGAGACCGGAAGATCTCCGACCAGCTCAAATCGCAAATTAAAAACTTATTGAGGCAATACGGCCGCGACCCGGATTTTTTCAATCTGGTTTTGAACGATTTACGCCGCCAGGCTACGGCGCCGCTTTCTTCCTACTCCGATTATCAAATGTTAGACGAGGACCTGCAAAATATTTTCAACGAATACTTAAGCGAGTTTTTCAAATCGGTCGACCGCGGGGCGAAGGTAAGTTTTAAAGATCGGGCGGCCCTCGATAAAGCCATAATAAATACTTTCATCCGTCATCCCGATTACGACCGGTTCGTCGATTCGGTACCGTTCGCGACCCTTAATGATGTTGCATACACCGCCATGTTAAAGCGTCTCAACGAGGCGATCGCGGGTGTAACTAAAAACGAATTTGAAGCCAACGAAGTCCGCAACCGGATTTTGTTCGCGGGCGTCGAGCGTATTGACACCAGGAGCGCCGCGAAAGCGGTGGAGAGCATAAAAAATAAGCTGAACAACTTGCAAAATTCTCACAGTGGTGGTATAATTAATAGTGAGACCAATTATGAAAATCTGCTTAAAATAGCTGATGAAAAATATGAAAAAATTAGAGAACGATCCGATGACATTGAAAAAATAAGCCAAAATACAGGTTTTGACGTTGATATAATAAAAAAAATTAAGGACCATATATTTTTCGACGAGCACGAATTAAGCAACGGTAAGAGACTTTTTGATTCAGATATTGATATGGCGATAGCCTGGGAACGAATGAGCGAAGGAAAAGAGATAAAACAATCCGACCTGATTTTATTGAACCACGAAATTTATGAGCGTGAATTGATGAACGATAAAGGGCTTTCGTATCGCGCCGCGCATGATTTGGCTAACGAAAAGTATAATTGGGAAGCCGCATTGTTTAACGAGGAAAGTGATGATAAATGATAGCGCATTTAAAAAAAGTTTCGGCCGATGATCGAAAAATAATTTACAAGTATAGCTATCTCGACCCCATACTTGATGGGCTTATTGAAATTGATTTATTAAAAAACGAAACTAAAATCAATTTAACGGATGAAAAATGGGCGAATATGAGAATGGCGAAGCTGGCTGCCGCAAAAATAATGTCATGGCACATACAAAACAAACTGCCCGATCAATATACCATCTGCACAGGTTAATGCTATTCAACGATTACGATAAACAATATTTAAGACCGGCCTTCGGGCCGGTTTTTTATTTAGATAAATTTAATCATCTTGAGTGTTCAAGAATATATAATTCAAAAACACTTGACATAAAAATATAAGTGTGTTAGAATTATAGTATCTCTGATAATGTAAGTATAGATAAAACAAGAGATGAAAGGAGAATTCGTGATTAGAAGTAAAAAGGAGTGGTTTAAAGGGTCCCTCAAACGACGATATGTAAAAAACACGGGACGACGACTAAGTGTAATGCCCAATTTGACGGCACCTGGAGTGGTTAAGGAGAGTGCAATGATGAATATCAAACGAAAAACCCTGAATATCAGTACGGTACTTTGGGAAAAACTGCATTTGTTGCAGGAGTTTGAACAGTCACAAACATTAAATGACATACTGGAAAAAATCATCAACGAAAAACTCGAAAAAGATAATTTGAGCGCATATTTTAATTTTCGAGTTAATATGAGAAAAGCTACTGACGAGGAAGAACAAAAAATAGCACGCAAATTAAAAAGACTTTCGCCTAAAGGTCTTAAAATAATCGAAAGATAATATTTTATAAACAAAAATACTGGAGCAAAAGGACGGTGAGCGAACTGAGCTCTATAAAAAATAAATTAAAGTGAGGTGAGTACCTTCAATGTCGGCATTTTTTACAGAAGACGCTGCAATGCAGTTAACAAAAATCGGTTATCCAACCAATATAGAACACGATGAATTACGTCATGCAATACTTGATAAAATGCATTTACCCAATGCACGCAAAACTAATAATCCATGGAGTATTACAGACACGTTTAAATCGGATCGAATTAAAGGCGAAATAATGATAATCGCCAAAAATCAAAAAGATCACTTGGAAATTCTCGCAACTATTTGCGGAACCCTCGTGACCTTAAAAGATATCGAAAAAATAAATTAGTTAAAAAGAAAAACTATGATAACTTAATTCTTAACCAGCCTGTGCTATCAGGCTGGTTTTTATTTTATCATAGTTTAATATCTTTTGTCAAGCCCTTTTTCGTTTTTCTTTTAACTTTAACTTCTTCTCTTTCTTCTTCACCGCCCCTTAAGACCAGTCACCAAATAAGCAATTTCAAGACACGCCCTCCAAAACCTTTTAAACATCATAATTTTCAAGCCACGTTTAATTAATATAAATAGAAAGATAAAAAAACGCGGGTGAATTATATGGCTGAAAATTTAAAGGAAAACGGCGGCGCGGCCGCGGACGAAAAAACATATACGCTTGTCGACGAAGAAATTCTGAAAGTCGGTACGCATAAAGGTTTTGATTTCACGCCGGAGATCCTGAAAGAGATCTTCGACAACTTCTATAAATTCAAAGGCACGATAAAACCGACGGTTAAACTCGGCCATAGCGAGGGCGAAATCGAAAAGCGATCCGGTTATCCGGCGGTCGGCTATATAACTGATTTATCGCTTACACCCGACGGCCAGACCCTGAAAGCTAACATTGAACGAGTGCCGGCACAGGTAAAAGACCTCATCGACAAAGGCGCGTACGCGCAGAAGTCCGCAGAAATATGGGTCAATTACGAAGATGAAAACGGCGAAAAGGTCGGTCCGCTTTTAACGGGGCTCGCCGTGCTGGGCGAGGAACTGCCCGAAATAAAAACGCTCAGCGATATTCAGAAACTATACATGAGCGATCAGACAAAGGTTTTATACATCGAATTAAGTTCAACCAACAAAAAAATGAAGGAGGCAATTGTAATGGAAGACGTAAACAAAAATCCGAAAGGCGCGGCCGGAAACGGCGAGGGCGATCAGAATCAGGGCGGCGGAGCACCCGCGGCTAACGATCTGGTAACGGGTCTTGAAAAGAGCCTGGCCGAATTATCAAAAGCGATAGAGGCCGGCGGTGTCGATGCGGCCACGCTCGAGAAAATAGCGGCTCTACTCACGCCGGTATTAAAAAAAGCGGCGCCGGCGTCAGAAGTCGAACTCAAAGCGGACGCTGAAAAAAAGGCGGCAGCCGAAAAGAAACTGAGCGATGAAGGCGCGTCGGCCGACCCCAAATACGTCGAGCTCGAAGCCCAGGTGAAAAAACTCGCGGCCGATCTGGAAGCGGCAAAGCAGCGCGAAAAAGACGCGGAAGTCGCGAAGGTTAACCTTTCCGATTCGCATTATATCGAAGGACTCGTCAAAGGCGGCAAACTCAAACCCACGCAGAAGGAAAAGCTCGAAAAACTTTTCTTCTCCGTCAATAAAACGGATACGAACATCATCCACCTTTCTGCCAAAGAAACCGTTTCAATCAAAGAAGTCATAATGAGCATCATCGATGAACTGCCCACGCAAATCGACCTGTCGGTCAGAACGCAGGACAGCTACAGCACCGGCGAAAAACTGCCCGAGGCAAAACTTCTTTCTGAAATGCGCGAGAAAAATCCCAATTATTTCAGCGCGCCCCCGGCCGCGACCAGCGCGGATAAAAAATAGAATCCAATAAAAATAAAATTGATGTCATAACAAATTTAATTTAATAAGGAGAGTGCGAAACTATGCAGTCAGTACCTTTTGTAGCGACCAACAAAACTTTCACGGGTAAAAAAGTAGCCCTTTACACCGAAGGCCATCCGGTTAAATTAACCGGCCAGGTGGACTCGGGCCAGACCTTCCCGATCGAAGCGGGAACCGTCCTCGGCAAAATAGCCGCAACCGGCAAACTCGGCGTTTACGACGACACATCGGAAGTAGGCTTAGCAGTCGCCGTCGGCATACTCGAAGACCAGATCGACGACCTCGGCCGCGACCAGATCGTTTCCTACATCGTTCACGGCTTCGTTTACGAAGCATCATGCGTGGGTCTCGACGCCAACGCAAAGACGGACCTCGCCGGCAAAGTATATTTCATCTAACCTCAGAATAACGAATAAAAAAAACATAAAAATTTAATCGAAAAGGAAGTGTTCAAAATGGCAGATTCGTTACACTCAGTTTTAAATCCTCAGTTTATATCCGGTCTGATTCAGCAGTTCCCCGTCAAGCAGATGCTGTCGGACAAAATCTACGGCAAAAAAATATCGCAGACGCTCGACGTGTCCTGGGACGTAATCCACGGCTCGTATCCCATGGCGCCGATCGCCGGCATGAACTCGAAAGCGCCCATGTGCGCGCCGCCGAACATCACCAACATGAAGGGCACCGCGGTCACGGTAAAGCATAAAATCGCGATCAAAGCGTCCGACATGCTTTTACTCAGAAAGCCCGGCACGGTTAACGACATATACGGCCAGCAGATAATTCTCGACTACACCGCGCGCGTAAACGACGGCGTCGATTTCCGTATGGAATGGCTCAAGATGATGGCGCTCACCGGCGCGATCGCGTACGTCGATACCGAAACCGGCGTACAGTTCACCATCGACTACGGATTTCAGGGTTCTCACAAGCCGACACTTTTAACAACGAACAAATGGAACGATCTGGCCAATTCCGACCCGCTGAAAGACGTCGCGGACTGGGTTAACCTGATCATGAAAGACGGCGGCGCGGCGGCCAACGACTTCCTCTG